CCAGGTTTTTCGCCACACCATTGATGGTGATGACAGCAGGATCCGCAAAAGCCATAACTACTCCTTGTTCGTGTCTTGTTTAGCTGTGCAGTGCCGTGATGAGAACATCATCACAGACGCTGCACCGCCAGTGACGACACGATACCCATCTGATCTTTCGTTAGAAAGGCCAGATGAGCTGATGGAAATACGGGCCAGAGTACTCGACTCTTATCCTCGATTATTACACGACCCGGCGCAACTTGCGCCGTGCCGTTTGTATTCGAGGGTCCGAACGACCACTCTGTCTTGGTGTGCCGCATAACTGTAGTTATGGGCAATGAACATGGAATGATATTGCGTGATGCTCTAAAATAAGCACCACACGTACTCATCCAGTCAATAAGCCAGCTCCAAGGTAATGCCTCCCAGTAAGTGTCTAACTGAGTTAGACTCAAACCGAGGACAGCCTTATAAGCTTGCTTCACCATATCACCATCATCATGATCCCAGGGAAGAAATTCCGCTGCAGGAAACCACCTGCAATGGGTTCTAACCTGTTCGGTCGTGATGACAGTCGCTGGTTGGGAGTAAAACCCAAACACCGACTGCGCTGTAAACGGTCCCTCAGCTCGAGTGGACCCGTCCCAGACGGTGACCGTACGCCTAAGTCCCTTAGCTCCATGAAGCCGCTTAATCTCCTTAATCCGATCATTCATGATCTTTTTAAGTTGCAAGCACTTCTGGATATCGCCAAGTATCGGCAATAAGCCGAAGTTGACGTATAGGTTAAGGCTAGCCGCCTCACCCACCGAATTCGGAGCGAAACGCTCCAAATTACGAAATGGATGGGGCAACCCCTTATCGAAAGCTTCCCGAAGAGTTTTCGGGGCAGCTCTCATAAGCGAGCCTAAAGTACCTAGCTCTAACAAATTTGCAGGAATATCGGCACTTGGGCGACTAGGATTTGTCCTAGCAGCACCTTCAGTAGCCGCCTGAAAATTGTCAGGGGATTCGGCAAGATACAGATGCCCAAAACGAGAAGCGTTTTCGTATGCGTCGGCTAGATAATTAGTCCAGACCGTCGTATCCGGTTGCCTCCCGTTAATCAGACCGCCTTCCAATTGAAAGTAGTTTACCGTAAACGGCCCATTATCTGGACCGCTGGTATTATCTTGCCTCACGGATCTCTCCGTAAGGATAGGATAACTACCTCCAATTGTGAGCGTACCGCTGAATGACCATACTCCCGTACCTTTCGGACGGGATTTAGACCATCCATCGGTTCTGACTGGCATTTGTTCCTCCATCAT